CTATTCCTAATGAGTTCTCTAAACTCTCTATTAACATTTTTTTCTTTATGTGTTCTTTTTTGCTCATTTTATTAAATTTATTTTATAATTTATATTCCCATGCAGTTGTAATTCTAGATGAACTATCTCCAATTAAATGTTTTATATTTCTACCAAATCTTCTACATTTCCAATGTATACTATTTTTAAAATAGTTTATTAAACTTGGAGCTGAAGTTGTTATTGTAAATCTATATTTATTATTTATATATTTATTTCCTATATATTCTAATAATCTTATACCAACTCCAATACCTTGATAATCAGGTAAAACTACAACTCTATGTACTCTCCTTATATTTCTAACCTTTGGATGAGGTTGATGTAATATACTTATAAATCCTGCTAACTGTTCATTAACAAAAGCCAAATAAACATTAGCTGCGTTATTATGACTATGACTTAAATAATGATGTTTAGCAAACATTCTCCATGCTGATTTATCTCTTGTTTTGTATATTTCAAATTTAATTTCTGGTCTATTTTTTTTTTGCTTTCTCAAATCTTGGAAAGTCATAGAATCAGTATTAAATATCCAATCAGGTAAAAGCCAATCCACAATATCATAATGACAACTTACAGCTATAAACTTTCTTTTTGTTTTCCTAATAGCCTTTTGTACTGCATAACTTCCTATTTGTGCTACATTCCTATCTACTACGCTTGTAAATTCATCAAATACCATTAACTTTTTATCCTGTAATAAACCATTAGCTAAATCCACTCTCATCTTTTGTCCATTAGATAATACTGAATAAGGCTTAAGCCAACTTGGTGGAGAAGAAAAACCAACACTATTAAAAGTCCTTGTAATTTCATCTACACTTTTTTCTTTAGGCATATCATCTAATATAGTTTCAGATTCATATTTAAAATTAGTTATATAACTTTCAGGAAATAACTCTTTTGCTATTGTTGTCTTTCCACTACCACTACTTCCAATTATACAACCTATTTGCCATTCATCATTTAAATCTATATCTCCAATAAATTTTTCTTTAATATGTTCAGTTTGTAAATCAAATTTACCCATAACTGAGCTAACCCTAAATGTCTTTTTAGGTTTAACTTCTTTTATAATGTTAAAATTCGGCATATATATCCTTTATTAGTTAAATCATTATATAATTGTTCTTGTTCTTTTTCAGATGTTACATCTACTTCTATCTTATATTGTAATTCTATTTTATCAGATAAATCATCTTGTATTTTATCTATATTAAAACCTAGCTCAATATCTTTAAATCCCCAAGTCTTTAAATCTATTACATCAAATTCATTTGCTAATATTTCCATATCAAAATCTCCACCTGATTTATTTAGCCTTACATTTAATTCTCTCTCATCTTCCTTTGATAAATTAACTCTTACTGTAGGTATTTTTTTTGCTCCTAATTCTCTTAAAACTTTTAAACGCTGATGACCACCAATTACAGTATTATCTGAATTTATAATTATTGGGTCAACCAATCCAAATTTATCAATACTTGCTTTTAAATCCTCAAATTGCTTTTTAGTAATTTGTCTTGGATTATATTCAGCAGGATTAAGACTGTTTATTTCTATCAATGTAATTTTCATATAAGTATTTTTTAATGTTTTCTAAATGTTGTATTCTACAGTATGTGTTAAATTGTTTGTCTGCTTCTGCTCTATTATGACAATCTCTACAAAGACATATTAAATTTTCTACAAAGTCCATACATTTACTACCTCCTAATCCTCTGGCTTGTATATGATGGATATCCTGTCCTGGACTACCACACATTTCGCATCCAATAAAATCAGTTTCATCTAAGTAAAAAAAAGTCATATAAACTTTAGTATGATTTCTCATATCTTACAAGACTTTTCGTAAACCTTTTTAAGATTATTCATTATTTGTTTATTACAAGGGCTACAGCTTTTCCATACAGGATTAACACCAAATACACTAACATATAAAGCTGACACTATTTGCCTTTCAGCAGGGGTTAGCATTCCTTTTTTATCTACAGCAGGTATTACTTCATCATATATCTTTATCTCATCTTCTGTAAATTGTCTTATATTTTTAAAGTTTGGAAACATTTGATTGAGTTTCTTTCTTCTTTCCTCACATCCACAATCATCTCCTAATACTTTTTTAGCCACTTTATCTATTCCTGTAGCCTTTGTAATCTTTGCTATTGTATCTCCTAGTCCTTTATTCTTTTTTTCCATCTTCAAATTTTTTCATAGCTAAATTAAATAACTCTAACATTTCAGGAGGTAAATTTTTTATAGATTCTTTTAATTGTTTTACATCTCCTGTTTTTATATAATTTTCTTCTATTGTTTTTAATTGCTCAATCTTTTTGTCTTTCATTTTTTAAATATTTTTTAACGATTCTTACTGATTTTCCTAATGTGTTTCTATTAATCTTTGTAGCCATTTGCATAGATGTTAAACTAAAGCCATTTAGATAGTATATTTTAAATATCTGTACATCAAACCAATTTAAATCTTTGCACTTTTTATCTATCCATCTCAACCTTTTTTCCATTTGTTTTAGTTCTTCCCAGTTTTCCATTCCAATACCTCCCTCTTTATTAAATATATAATTTTCTTTATATTGTTTTCGTAGTTTATAATGCTTTCTGTATTTAGTATAAAAAGGCGAAGTTGAAGAATGGTATTGATTAATCATAATTCTTACGATATAATACAATAATTCTCCCCTTTTAATTAATCCATTAATCAACTCCTCCTCTTTGCTGTATAGTTCTAATATAACTTCATGTAGTAAATCCTCATAATCAGGATATCTATTTGATGATAATTTCCTGCTAACTTCGGTTAGCTTGGCATACTTTTTGTCTATATATAGATTAAGGCTTAACACAATTTAGATATTCCCATTTCTAATAATTGCTCGTACTCCCATAATCCTAATTTACTACCTTCAATTTTTACATTTGTTTTATACTTATTATATAATTCTTTTTCTTTTCTATGTATATATTTTTCATAATCTACTCCCTCAAAGTCTGTGTCTAAATCTCTATATATAAATGTCTTTTCTTTTTCCCCATCATTAACAAAGAATATAAAACAATGAGTAAAAACTTTATGACTAGGAGTTCTAATGTTTTTATAAAATCTAAATGGTTTCATTTTTATATGTTTTTATTATTTCTATTACTTCATCTAACTTATAACATATTACTGCTTTATATCCTCTAGCATTTAATTTAGCTATCCATTCTTTCTGCTCTTTTGTAGGCTTATTATATCCAACTTTCAACTCAATCATTAATCCATTATATTTATTTTTATTAGATGGCTCAAAAATAAGTATATCAGGCACACCTTTTGAATAGTGTTTAGATAACATTCTCTTTTGTTTCCAATTAGACTTTCCTAAAAACACCCCTCCTAAAGTACATGTAAATAACATGCCAGTATATTCTAAATAAGTTACTACTGAATTTTGTAATTCTACTTCTTTCATTTTCTTCTGTCTATAAATATTGTTAATTGTATAAATAGTAAGTATATTCTTAATTCAAAATATGGATGAGCCTCATCAGGTTCGTAATGCCTTACTCCTAATAAAATTCCATTCCATATTATATGTATTATTATATTCACCTTTTAATCCATTTAATTTTTCCATCATAACTATTTACCTTTTTCTCGTAACCTAAGCCCTGTAAATGCTTATAATAGCTTGTCAATGCTGTTTGGTCTTGCTCCAACCTTTTAGCAAAATGTATATCGTAGTAGTCAGGATATTTAGGTTGTGTAGTTTTAGTAGTCTTTTCAAACTTTTCATTATTCCTTACCCATCTTTTATATCTTAATGATGTGTTCCAGGTTTTCTCTAGCTCCCATCTCATCTTTCCTTTATTATTTTCTTCAGTCCAATAGTCTAAAAAATCTTCTACAAACTCTCTAGGCTGTAATTCTTTAATATCATTTAAAAATTTATCCTTTGGGGATATACTATTATTATTATTTAATATTATTTCTTTATTATTATTAATAGTCTTTAAATTTTTTGAAGTCTTGTTGTTAAAATTCTCACAATCTAGAATTGAAGTTTTTTTATTACTAGAGTTTAAGTTTTTTAATATCTGGGATTCATCTATTTGGAAATATAATTTAGCAGGAACGCCCTTTCTTACCACTTTTAGTATGCCCCATTTTGTAAGTGTAGCTATAGCTTGTTTAATTTGATAGTAAGAAAGAGTCGTTACACAGCTTATGTTTTCTGTAGTACAAAAGAACATTCCATCTTTTAATTGTCCTTGTTCTTTAAAGTAATTTTGTTGCTGATATAAATGTGATAGTACAACATTAGCATCTATCCCAAAGGCAACTAAAAGAGATTTATTCAAGATAAGAAATGGAGTAGATGCTAATATTGATTTTTTCATTGTGTTAAATATATAATATATTTTATATAATTATTAAGTTAATTATATATTAGTTATTAACATAAAATTGTTAAAAAGGTAAATCATCATCCTTTTTATTTTGTAAAAATTCAGAAAATTCTATTGTTTTCTTTTTAATATCTTTAATATCAATTACTTTAGAACTAGCTAAATCTATAGCTCCTTTAAAAGCTACACTAAATCTAATTTCATCTCTAGTTTCTAAATTTTTATTTGAATAATTAGAAGTTGGATTAGCATAATGAGGCTTAATTTTAGGGTACTCTCCACCTGTATATTCATACTCAGTTTCATTACCAATTATAAATTTATTTTGAGTTTCTGATTTAGATAAATAACTACCTCTATCTCCATTTTCAAATTCTATTATAAATTTATACATTAAACCATATTTACCCTCCCAAGTTCCATTAGGTTGAGTTACAGTTACTACTGATTTTTTAATTTCCATTTTATTTAGTATTTAATTAATAATTCGTTAATATCCACATTTAATATATTACACAATTCTAATAATTCAGAAACTTTAAATGTTCCTGGACTTTCAATTTTATTTAATATACTGGGATAGGACAATCCCATTTTATCAGCAAGTTCAACCTTTCTGATTTTATTTCTAATCATTAGCCTATAGATAGATTCCCTTATATCTTGACTGGTATTTAAAACTTTATATTTCATTGTCTTTTTTATTTATTAATGTTGTAATCATATCGTAATATTTATCATACATTTTATTAAATGTAACTTTTACAGCAGGTCGCATAACATATCCCCTAAATTCGTGATAGTTATTTCTATATAGAGTTTCGTGTTCATCCCCATAGATTCTTTTACATTCTTCTAAGGCTAGATGTTCAGCTAATTCTTTTAAACTTAAATTCACCATAACAATATCTTTTTATAAATATATATATAATTTTATAAAACTGTTTATTATTTAATATAATAATACTTGGCAACCTTAGTTTTTCCACCAAAGCGATTAGGCACAGAAACGGATTCTGTATTAAAAGTATATCCTTTTCTTTTAAGCGTGTAAATAGTACCTGAAAGCCTTGTATTTCCTAAGTCTTGTATAGCCTGTAGGCTGGTTATACTACCAAATTTTTCTAAGTAATCTAAAAGCCTACTCTCATGCGTATTCTCTTTGAGATACTTTAATAATGTTTCTTTTTGTGTCATAATTTTATTTATTTATTTGATTTACACCAATTATAATTATCTTCTAACACTTGTATCATATCATCTTTTGTTGTACCTCCACTATCTATTACAAGATTAATTAACCATTCTAACTCATCATCTTGGTCTGAACATTCTTCTCTAAACCATCTTATGTAGTTTTTTATTTGAGTTCCTAAATCTGTTGTTATTTCTTTATCCATAATTATTATAATTTTCTAGTTAATAATTCATTTATCTGTGCTTCATAGTCAAAAAATTCTTCTTCAGCTTTTTGACCTGCTAATAAACTAGCTAACATTTCAGAATTTAAATCACAAGTTTTATAACCACAATCATTAGCTATATTCAAACTTTCAGTTAATGAGGGGTCGTATTCTTCTAAATATTTTATTGCCTTATTATAGTATATTATTTCAATATTAAAAGCTCCATCATCTCTTAATATATCAAATAAATCATCAAAATCTTCCATATCGTCTAAATCATCTTCTGTTAAGTGTTCCATAATATCAAACTCTAGGTCTGCTGATATTCTATCAAAGTATTCTATTATTTCTTGTTTATTTCTCATTTTTTTTCTCATTTAATTTATTAATATAATCGTTTAACTTTTCTTTCATATAAGGTATGTTTAATGTTTGCAATAATTGGTAGGTACAAACTTCTATTACTATTTCATTACCACTAGCATCAATGCCTCCTATATATGTTATTTGCCCATCACAACTAAAGGTATGTAGCTCTGCTGTTTCTATATAGTTTACTGCCATAATTTTATTTATTTAATACAACTTCTTCAACCCATTCAATAAACTCATTTTCATTATAATTAAAATCTTTGTCAGAATTAATTAAATCGTAAAATTCATCTATTAAGTTTTGATTATGTTGTATATAATTTAAAGTTTCTTTTTTCATTATTCCTTAGATTTTAAATAGTCCTCGTATTCTTTCATAACTTCTTCATGGTCAATATCCTCATCTTCCTTTCCTTGTATAATATCCTCCATAAATGAAGTACCTATTATTTTAATTTGGTTATGTGGTTTTGTATATAAAACACTCATCATATCATCAAACTGTTTTTTAGTACCTATAAATTGTGAACTCTCATAACTACTACTCGGCAAATCACTAAAATTATCGCCAGTAACATGGTCTTTTACAACCTCAATAACTCTACCTGCATACTCAATATAATCTATTCGCCATTTAGCCTTTACAGTATTATATAATTCAGGCTTATTTAGTTCCTGTGAACGTGCCGACCTTTTTCTATGTTCTTCCATATACTTATCAAATTCGCTACGTTCATCTTGTAATTGTGTTAATTGTTTTTTCATATCGTTTAACATTTTATTTATATTTTTCATATTATTTTATTAAATTATTATATCTAAAAATAGATAAAGAATCTCCATTATCTAATAAAACACTCCAATTTGTAATCATTACAATTTTAGCTGTTTCTATACCTGTTTTACCAAACATATATGACTTAGTGTATTTTATTTTTTCTCCTATACTAAGCTTAGAATTACATTTTATATTATCTAAATTTTTCATCTCTAATAGTTTTAATTAATAATATATAAATATACAATAATTTTAACAAATAATAAAATAATTTAATAAATATTAAGAAAGTTTATTAACAAGAAAGTGTTAATATCATAGTTCCATAAGAAGATTTATAGGAAGTTTACCATTATTGAGAATAACACCACAACCAATTGCTGGTTTCTTTCCATACTTAGCATACGCCATAGCGTAAGATTCGTGATTAATCCCACAACCTACCTGCATACCAAATACTCTAAAGTTCTGCCCTACATAATGCTGACAACCACAAAGAGTATGTAGATGACCTTGTACTGTATTCATCATATCTGCCTTACATTTTGTAAATGCTTGTCCACCCTCTCCATGTAAAAATTGTACTCCATCTTTTACATACCTTTCTACAAAGTTCCATCCTGGCACTTCTAAGACTTCTTTATAACTCTTAATCCATTTGCTAGGAATAGCTGAGGTTTGTCCTTTACGAAAAATCATTCTATCATGATTTCCAATAATTACAGTAGCCTTTGGAAACTCTTTATACCACCTAGCTATCCTTTTAATTGCTAATTCTAGCTCATCAGCCCCTCCCATTCCATCTGCGTTTGTTTCGTGATAGCTAGAATAATGATTATCAATAATATCTCCAATAAATACCACCTCTGAACAATCAAACTGTTCATATTTAGATACGCAAAATTCTAAGTATTTATCTAAGCAGAAAGGCTCGTGTAAATCTCCTATTACTAAAACATTATTAGCAACGCCACCCTCAGAAACTCTCATCTCTTTTATAATGTCGTGTTCTGTTTTAGTTAATCTAAGTCTATAGTCTTTTTTGATAATTTATTTTTTAAGTTTCTCAACCGAACGCCCACCAAAATAAGCCCCTATAATCGTAATAAGAACTAATTGGAGAAGGTCAGTCCATTTTTCTGCCACTTGAAAGGTAATACTGCCACTATCTATGAATACAAGTAGCATAGTACAGGCAATAGTAAACACTAGAACAAGTGGTCTTACGTTTTTAGATAACCAGCTATCGCTATTCATATCTGCTTTCCATCTTTCGCTGACATTCTTTTCTACCTCTACTTGATGGCTAACCATTAATTCTTTTATCTTTCTTTTAGCTTCTAATTTTTCTTCCTTAGATGTGCTTAGATTGTCTAATACACCACCTACAGATTCTACTAGCTTTTCAGCCCCTCCTCCGAATATTGTTTTTAGTATTTTCATATCCCTTTTTCTATTTTATGGTATTTATATTTTGTTCTTCCGTTTTCTTTATAGGCTTCTAGTAAAGACTTTCTATTATGCTCTTCATTGTAGCTAATATGAATCCAGGAATACTCAAACTCGTTAATCATTTGGTCAAATGGTAATCCTAATTCTATTACTTTATCCCAAATTATCTTATTGTCCATTATACCATCTATTTTAAATTGAATATCCGCTGCCTGACCTCTACAATGTTGGCTTCTTTTTGAACCCCCTATTAGCTTATTTAAGGCATCTGAACGATAACCACTCGTAATCTTAATTGGTAGCCCTAAAGCCTGTCTAAGTGGCTGTAAAACGTATTTAACTAATAACTGTATATTTCTAATGTGTTCAGGAGAGGGGGAGTTTTCCACTCCGTTTCTTATTGCTGAAACGCTTTTAGTAAATTCATTTAAAGAAAAATTTTTTGAAAGTATCATTATCTAAATTTAGAGATTGTAACGCTGTCTATTACAGCTTGAATTTCTTTCTTTTCAACATCTAACTGAAACATTAAATTCCCTTTAAATGTTGCCACTACCTCTGTCTTATTAAAGACAATTATCGTAGGTAATACTTTAATCTTGTAAGATTCTGCCAAGTCAGGATTGTCCTTAATACATATTCTGTATGTCCTACAGTCTTTTAGACTGCCTAAGAAATGACATTTGTTACTATCGTTCCAATCTGCCCAAAACTCAATAACAATTGGTTCGCTGGACTGTTGAGCATCTTTTAATTGAGTAGTTGTTATAAGCGATTGGCTCAGACATTGATAAGGTATTACCCACAATAATATATAAAAAAGGTATTTCATTTTAGCTCGTAAACTCTCTCCTCTATTTTCTCTACCTGCGTTTCTATTTTATCTAATTTCTCTGCATTACTCATAACAGTCTGCGTAATTAAATCAATTCGCAACCCAAATTCAGTCGCTGTTACTTCAGGCTCAGGAATTTCTATTACAGGTAATTCCTTAGCTTGCTGGATTTCCATACTTAACGAATAATACATACCAATAAAACTCGCAACAACTGCTATTATAGCAACAATAGATTTTATTGAAAGTACAAACTTACTATTTTCCGATACCTCTGTCGCCATATTTTAACATTTAGCACAGTTCTTATCAGCAATTCCTTGACCAATAATTAAAGCCACAGTAACTATCACTAAAGTATTCATTTTAGTATCGCTAATTCCAAAGCTATCTGAAAATAATATCAGAATAACAGTTGTAAAACCATACCAGAACTTCCTTGATTTAATAAATTTTAAGATTAATTCTTTCATTTTTTATTTAATTTTAAAGTTAATTTTCCCATCTTCTATATACACGTTTTCTCTCCTGTATATCTCTTTTCCGTTTAAATTATATATTTTATTGTTGTTTTTTGTTTTTTGCAGTAGCTCTAAAATAGCTGTATTCCCACAAGGTAAACCTGTAACACAATCAAGGTATTCAGTTACATAAAGAGTGTCAATAATAGGAATTTCTACATACACAGTATCACAAGGAACATAGTCATATACAGAACAATCTGCTAAAGTTGTGGGTACAGCCCCATCCTCATCGCTTCCATCAATGCAATCTAGCCAGCCATCATTAAGATATAAGAGATTATTAAAGCCATTAGGTACACAGCCAAGAGGAGAATACTGTGTCCAATTACTTTCATCATCGCCACAATAGAAACCTCCTTGCTCAACACATAATTCACAATTTGTCTGACTAAATCCATAACTAAATACTAATACAAATAACAAAAATAATTTTCTCATACTAAAATATTAAATAATTAAACCCAAATTTGAACTCCTGTATAGGCTTTTCCCAGTATTCTAAATAAGTACCCTCCACAAATACACCTAAATTTTTTGTAATTCTCCATCCTGCTACTAATCCAAAGTCAACATCAGTAGGAGTACCTTGATAATCATAAGAATAATCATCTAATCCATAATGAAAAGGCATTACATTTAACCATCCATGAATCCAATACTTATCGCTATAGTAATAATAAGCTGTTCCAATAGCTATAGAAAGCTCAGAAACGCTGCCTAAAGCGTTTAATTGGTCTTGGTTATACTGACCTATAGCTGAACCAAAATAATGCTTAAAAAACTCATCATTTGAAGTGGCTATTAATTCTCCATTATTAAACCAATGCCACCCACCCTGAACAAATTGAGTAGAATATCCAAAATCTTCTGCTAATTCCTGAAAAGCACTTTCTCCACTTACCCAAAAATCCTCAATTGGAGATATACCATAAACAGGATGATTTCTTCCAACTGCTCCAATAGTAAAATCAAAAGAACCTTTATTTATTCTAAATCTTGTATCAAAAGATATGTACTCTAAGTTTCTTCTTTCATCATTTTTAGCTTGTATTTTAGTAACATAGCTATTTCCTAAGTACCTAATCCAAAAATCTCTATTATTGTACGTTTCACTACGATTACGAATAAAAGAATAATTAAACAAATACTCCCAGCCCCTATTATTACCAATGGTAGTATTATCAGCAACGCTTTTTTCATTCCCATAATACCAAGTCGTAAGTTTCTGTTCATAATTGAAACGAGCAATTTTACGGATTCCGATTGTGAAGTTGTAATCATAAGGATTTATTTGAGTTGTTTCTTCATAGCCTTTATTTATTGCTATATAATCTTGATTTTCAATCATGCTTGTATTAATACTCCCTGAAGAATATATAGTAGCATATTTAAAGAATTGAGCTTTGCAAGTTCCTAGTCCTAGAATAAAAACTATTAATAAGAAATATATATGTTTTTCGTTCATCTTCATTATAATACTTTTGTATAAGCATAGGTTACATAAACATCAGCAGTCCAACCACCATTAAAAGCTCCACTAGACCACATTACAAAAGGTTTATTTAATGCACTTGCAGCTAAAGTACCTTTAGCGCCTGGATAACCAGTCAAAGAATAGGTGGTATCAGTTGAAAGATTATTCATAAACGCCCTTTGAGCAAAATAATATTCATTATTACTTGAGGAATCATAGCCTACATACAAATATTTATTAGCTGTCTCATTAGGGGAGTTATGCGTACATAATATGGTTACATTATATACAGTAATCATATAACCACTTAAAGCTCCTACTAAAGTTTTGGGCGAACTATCTAAAGCCTGAGCTTCTGCATTACTAACAGAAATTTTATCTGTTTGCATTAAGTATTTAAAATCCATCTTTTTTGAAGTACCAGCCGAGCTACCTGTGGTATCGTTTACATCCACCACCATTAATAAATCGCCACTACCGACCTGTTCTGTCAGGGCTGTTTTGTCTGTTAGTCTTTGATTTGGCATAATTATCTAAATATTTTTTTAGTTTTTGTTCGTTATTTTTCCTTTGTTTTTCCTTTTGTTTTGTAAGCATAATTTTAGCAACATATAGTTATATCTGCTCCTTGTAAAAAGGATTTAGTTTTATTACTCATTGGAGCTACATCAAGATTTAATCCTGCGTAGTAGTTCTGAGAAGTAGGAGTTAAATCTGCTCCTGAATTTGAGCTGTACTCAGGAAAGCTGTTTGTATTATTTCTTATGTAGTCTATCAGCCTTTCTCTGTAGAACTCAGCTTGGTCTATACTGGCATTAATTAAAGGCTTTAAATCGCTATGAGAAACGCTAGAACCTTGCTCACTTGACATTGTTACTACAGAATTATTTACCATTCTAAGCCTAAGGAATGGAAGTACAGTAGCGAATGAATATTGGACAAGGCTTGGCTGAACGTAAGTTTGTAAAAGCGTTAAATATGCCCCTGATAAACTGCTACCTTGTATATCAGATATTAATTTATTAGTTAAATCAGTACCCAGCACAGGTAGTATATATCTATCTTGTGCCATTAGTATATATGGAAGTAGTAAATTGTCATCTACGCTTCCACCGAGAGCTGAATCTTTTTTCAGTCTGTTTGTACTTATAAAAAGTGTATGTTGTATAGCCATATTTTAATTTATTTTACTCCTGGATAATGTCCGTTATCTGGCATGTTATACGGAGCTATTTTACTTTCTCTTAATCCTTTTGGTTTTCTTTTATAACTTGCAGGAATACTATCTACCTTGTTATAGTCATTATCTAAACTTTGACCATCTTTTAATTCAGTTCCTTTTTTAAGTCTATATAATACTTCGTTCCATTTATGTCTGCAGTAAACACCTCCCTTGAACTTGAATAAATCATAAGGTTGTTTATTATGTCCTAATTGTCTATTTATTCCCCTTTCACTTGCTATATCTATATCTTCTATTCTATAAACAAAACCCCCTCTGCTTAATCTCATCATATTTTCACAAAATGGTCTTGATTTACTTCCTGAGCCTTTTGTCGTTCCAACAGCATACTTAAATCTAACTCTATAATAAGACTTATCTAAATAACTAAATTTATCTTCATTACTTTTTATTTCATTTACTGCAAAATCTTCTCTCTTTTGTATAAATCTATCTGCCCATTCTTCATAATCATCCCCTGTACCTTGCTCTCTTTCATCTACAACCTCCCATTCATCATCATTTATTTGCTCCCCCTCTAAATTATTTAATAAAGCATCAAATTGGTCATCAGATAATTCAGTAAATTCTTTCTTTATTTCATCCCCTGTGTCTATTCCCTCTTTCTCTTGCTCATCTTCACTTACTTTAGCTACATTACTAATATCAATGAAATCAGCAGGTTTAAGCGATTTAAAGTACAAATCAAGGTTTATGTCGCAAATGCTAAAAATGTCCTGTAATCCACTTAAAAGCGTATTCTGGAAAGGTTTAACAACTGTATTGTTAAATAAACTGTAAGAATCTCTAAGCTCATCAGCATTATTGCCGAATCCTCCACCATCTCCCTTTACGCCAAATAATAAAGGGCTTGTAACTCTATGTCCTGTTAAAACCTTTCTAGTAGTTTCAGTGGATAAGAATTGATAGCTATCTGCATTATCATTAGCATTGATAGGAACTATCTCAGGAGCAGTGTCTTTTCCATCATTAAAGGTAATTAGAATCTTTCCTGCGTTACCACTACCACCAAATTTAGAGTTAATCTGTCTTTCTATAGTTCTTCTTTCCTCTCTTGTGGGCACACCATTCGCAAAGTTTACTGCCATACTAGGAAACATACCTGATTTGATATTAGATAAATGAAATTGAGCAATCTCCATATCTAATTGAATATAAGAAGTAGAGCCTTGATAGTCAGGTAGTGAATAATAATAACTACCAGGCGAATAATCTTTGATACATAATACTTGACTTGCACTTGTTCTGTCCTTTTCATCAAACGCTTTATATATTCTTGGTTTGTGCTTTCGAGTATTAGTCCAATCTGCTGAATAGTAGTATTCATTTACATTACCATAGCCATCAGCTTTTCCACTTCTTATATATTGTGCAGGGATATGATACATCTCCACTATCTTAGTTCTAGGCTTGTTCCATATCGTATTAACATAACACATACCAAACAGTTTTAAATCAAATGCTAAGCACTTTAAAAGGTCTTTCTGTGAATGTCCTAGTAGTGATGTAAGTCTTAACCATTGTTCCTTATGTTCTTCACTATCTTCTCTATCAGTAGCATCTAAACCCTCTCCATAAATCATAGCTGAAACTCCTTTTATAATAGCATTATTAATACTACTACCATTGTATAATTCAAGTAGATATTGAGGGTACATGTTATCTGTACCAAATTGTATATAATCTTTATTATTTGTTTCAGTAACTTGAGGAAGATTAAACTCTGCTAAATGTATTACTGATATTTCTGTATTATTTTTCTTTTTCATATTTTAAACTTGCCATATTTGAGTTCCATATTGAGCATCTAATTCTTCATCAGCAGAGCTTGGCTCTCCAGTAGCTCCTGGAATAACATTATCAACATCATTATCAGTATATTCTGTATAGTAAGTAATGGGTAAATCTCCTTTATGTACATACGTTTCATCTACTGTTAAATTAACAACTATACTTGTTCCCTCTATTTTAGTTAAACCCTCTATTGCAAAAGTATTTGAATCAGCATAATATAAATCTATGTCGATTGTGTCCATATAAGGCATAACTGTTATACTTTGCTCTCTAAAACCTAGCACATCATACGTTCCTGCTATTCCAGTAGTTCCATATAAAAACGTGATTGCAAACTGCCAGTACCTAGAATTAGAGTTGTATGTAGGGTCAGGAGCATCGCCACTTCCACCATTTGGATAGCAAGAAACAAATCTTGTAATATTAGTTTTTCTTGCTCTACATAACGCTATCAAATTTTTAGTGTTTGCTATATCTACAAGACTAGATAAGTTTTCATAGAATATAACAGTACCCCCTAATACTGTAGGAGGCATAGTACCCTCAAGATTTAAATTATATACTGACATTATACCTTTTTAAATATTTTAGAATAATATTCTCTATATAACTGTTTTTCTTCTTCTTCACTATTAGCCTCTAAAAGTTTTTTGTCTAACTCTTTTCTTTGCTCCTCATCTATTGATATCCATTCAACCTTAGTTCCCATTAATCAGTATATTCATTATAAGATTCTGTTTCTATTTTTACTTTTTTCTTTTTTGGTTTTGCAACTTCCTGCTCAAAATAAGCGTTTCTTAATGTTTCGCTAATTTTTAGTATCTGTCTTTGTGTTAATTCATCTAAAGGATAGTTGACATTTGCAGGGCTTTTGCCCTCCCATTCTTTTTTTACTTTCCAAGCCATAGTATTAGTCTTTTAATAGTATATATAAATATAGATAATTCGTTTTCAAATGTAAGTTTTATAAAAAAAACTTTATAAAATATAGTAGAATATAAAATATTCTTTATATATTTACTATATGGAAACAAGATATACAAAATACAGAACTTATAAAAAAATAGATATTTGTTATGATAAAAAGTTTAAAGTATGGATATGCAGACAGATGGACTTTACAGCATACACAGAGCAGGAAATGAAAAACTCTATAAACGCAGAACATAGAATGACTACCCTAGCAGGTCAGTGTAAATGGATTGAGGGATAATAAAAAAGGGCTATCCTTAGATAACCCTATTTTAATTGAGTAACGATTATTAATTATGTTCCTGATACAATAGTAAGTTCAGAATCAGCATCTCCTAGAGCATCAAATGGATAATCAGTTCCACTCCCTGCTGTTTTCTTAATCATAAAGATAGGTTCTTTTTCCTGACCCTCTAATTCTAATGTAAATCCTGACATATCTCCTTTAGCAGCTCCTGTCACAATAGTTCCACCTGTCACATCCATTCCGTTATTAAAGCCTAATAGATACACATTATCGTTATTGTCCTGAACGAATATTTGTACTCTATTATAGCATATTAATTTTATTTCATTTGCTTGAGCAACTGATATTTTTTGTAGTGTCAAACTTAAAGTCTGAGAAAAAAATGTAGTTCCTGCTGAAGCATCAGAATTAACATTAACAGTCATTGATGATAAATTAGGTCTAAGGTCATACTTATACAAAGTCATAGTAGAAGCAGTAGGAGAACCATAAGCACTCCAACCTGTAAAGCCTGCTGTGTCTATTTGCAAGGCATCTGTTCCGTTAGGAGTATAATGTTGTCCGATATTTGAGGAGTAATTCGCACAGAAAAAGATTGTTTTCAATCCTCCAATCTGGTCTTTACAATCGACTAAAAGTCCTCTAGTTAATTCACAAGCCATTTTATATATATTTTTATTGTTTATAAAAAGGGGAGATATTTCACTCCCCATTAATTAATTTATGCGTGAGCTGAAGTTGCATATACACCATCAGTTCCTACAGCAGTTTGAACACCCATAGCGAAGTTCATAACGATTCTTACATTGTCTGAGCCGTCAAATTGATAAGTAGGGATGATTCTCGCTTCAGTCCAGTCCGTAGCTAGGTTAGTACCTACTACAAGATTCTCAGGATATGTAGCAACGATAGTATCGTTAAACATTCCAGGACAAACATAGATAGGGAATCCCATATAAGTCAATCCACTAAATTCTCCTGCTGCTCCTAATTGTTGAAATGTAGTAGCAGATGCCAATTTTTGAGCATATAAAGCATAAGTTTTTTGATTCATATAAAAACCAAAACCAGGCTTAGATAAAATCCCCTCTACAGAGCCAACTACTTTGTCATATACTGCTGCTAAATCATCAAGTATATCAGCAGTAGTAATAGCTCCATCTAAATCTACTTCATGAAAGTCTTTCATAGCTGAAGCCTCAATACCTGTATCATCTAACGAGCCATCATTTGATTGAAAACCAACTAAAGCAGGGTCGCCAGAACCTTTCCAAATCATATTTTCAATATGCGCTCCTGCCTTTGCAGCAACTGTAGATAGTAAGAAGTTCTCAAATGTACTAGGTAGATTTCCGTTTCTATCCATATTTTCTCCAATCCAAGTAGGGAAAATTTTACCTCGACATACTTCTTGATTTACTTTCATATCAGTCAAGGTAAGTACCTGCTCTGTTAAAGCTAAATTTGCAGGAGCATCTGTAGTTGAGAAACCACAAGCTGCTGCCTGAATAGGGTCAGATATTCCTAAGTTATTAATAACTGCTTTTCTATTTAATCCATCTATTGTCCTTACATACCCTTTTGCAATTGTGTCAGGTGACTTCACTGCAGCGGATACAAAAGGCAACGCTAATCTACCTGCGTAGGTGTTATCAGTTATAGTTATATCAAACTGATACTCTTTACTTAAATTATATTTATTATTCGCCATTTTTTTAAATTTATTTATTGTTAATGTAATACGCTGCTCTTTCTGAGGCAGTCATTTTAGCTAAATCAATTTTCTCTGACTTAGTTTGTGTTTCAGGATTGTGAGTAAAACCCTTAGCTCCTGGTGTTTCTTCCATTTCTGATAACTTAGTTTTTAAGTGTTCTATTTCTTCAACTAAGCTAGTAACCATATCCTTAGACATCTCTACCTTTTCTTCTTCCTCAACTTCTTCTTCAACTGTTTCTTCAGTTTCTTCTGACATATTTTCTTTGTCTGCTTTTAAATCAGCTACAGCATCTTCAAGGTTTTTTATTCTTTTCTCCATTCCCTCCCAGTCTGCAACATCTGCTTCTTCTGCCATTTCTTCTACTTCTTCTGATGCTTCTACATCTTCAGCTTCTTTTTCTTCTCCCATATCTAAAACTTTACCATTATCATCAATAGTAAGTTTAGCTCCATCTTCCATAGTATATGACCCTGATGATAAAGGACTAGCCTCTCCATCATCATTAACTACAAAGACTTCAGAGCCTATCATAAATTGCTCATCCTCAGTAGCTACAACTCTGCCATCATCTAATATCATTTCAGCATACATTTTAACTTCCTTAGATTCCTTATTATCAATAGATAATAAAGTTTTGATTTTTTCTAACGTGTCTTTCATTGTATAGTATTTTTATAAGTATATATAATTAATTTAATATTTGTTTACAGGCTACCTTTTTACAGTACCACTTTTAATAGCTGAACAGATTTTAGCAGCAGATTCTTTTCCGTACTTTTTCTTCATATCAGCGATACATTGCTTCCAAGGATATTTAGCTAACGCCTTTTTCGTAATGTATTCTTTCATTAACTCAAATTGGTCTTTTTCATCTTGAGTTATAATCATTCTAATTCTGTCTAATAAATCTTCATCAGACAATATATCTTCTTTAGTGTATTTCTTTTTCTTTTTAGTGTACCTTTTTTTCTTTGTGAAATCGTGCATAGTAGCCTCTATTAGCTTATCTGTAAAGTATCCCTCTATGCTGAAACCTCGTACAGATTTTTCACGAACCTTTTGCCAGACCTCATCATTATTAACTTTCATTTTCACAAACCACGTTCCGATTGGCATTTTATCAAATCCAAATTGTGATGATTTATCAAATTTTTCATCCTCCTTAATCCAGCTTTCTACAACACTTAATCCCTCAATTGGTACTTTATGCTCATAAGTAGCATTATTGTTTCTTAGACTGCCCATAAATAGCTCCTGTGCCTTTTTAATAGTTTCTTTGCTAAAGTAAACTGTATATTCCTCGTTAAGTTCTTGGTCAAATCTTGGTATTTCTTTTTCAGGAATAAGCACAGCTCCTACTAAAGTCTTTTTTTCTTCATCTAATTTAGCTAAGGATAGGAAATTATCTTTACTGAAAAACACCCAGTTCTCCTCTATCGCAGGAAATTCTACTAGGCTTATAGCTTCTACTCCAAATCTTTCTGATTCTTCATCTATGATTAATTCTACTAATCTTTTTTTTACTTTTTTTTCTGCCATTATAATAGTATATATTAAAGTTAATAATTTGTTTATAGGCTTGACTGTAAATCTAACTCACTTTGTAAAGCCTGAGCATTACTTATGTCTGTTTCTACAACATAAGCCTGGACTGGGGCTTGTTCAGAATCCCCTGTTCCGAATGTAATCTGTGGAATTTGCCCTGTTTCATCAGCTCCTCCATCTTTTGAGCCTCCTCCATCTCCACCGACAGAACCACCACCACCACCACCAGCTTCTCCTAATGCTCCTTTCGCCTGTGCCACCCCTGCAAATACAATAGCTAACATTTGTAACACTAATCCTGGAGTAAGTACAGGGGCTGCTGGTCCTGATGCTGCTGCTGCTGCCAAAGCTGCAGTGTACGCTGAACTAATTTGTCGCCCTGTATCTATAGCTATTTGTAATAATGCTGCTTTCTTTTCTTTCTTTCTTTGTTGTTTCTCTATTTTATTTTTTTTCTTATTAAACTCATCTTCAGTAATTAATCCTTTATTTAACTTCTTTTCTAGCTGACCAATTTCTTTAGTTGCCCCACTTCCTGCAATTTGTACTAAAGAATTTATAGTACTCATAGCATCATCTACCTTTTTTCTATTTGCCTCTGCCTGTGTTTCTTCACTTAGTAATATATATTCATCTTGTACTCTTTTAATTTCCTCTTGCTTCATTCTCTCTATCTCTACTTCACTAACCCCTAACTCTATAGCCTTATCTAACATGACCTGATACTTAGCGTTAATAGAATCTATCTCTAACTGTTCTGCTGATTTATTAAGATTAGCTAATTCCTCTTGGTTCTTTTTAATAACATCTAGCAACGCATTTTCATCTCTTTCTGTTATTTCTAATATTAAAGCATCTCTTTCCTTTATAAGCTCTATTCTATCTTGTGAATCTTCTTCAGTTAAGTCTATAATTTCATTATACTTCTTTTCTATAGCATCTATTTCTTTTTGGTCCTCTGACTTTCTAAATTCATTAACAACAGCTTGAGCTTGTTCTTTTAATTTTTTTTGAGTTTCTTTAAACTCTGCTTCAGCTTCATCTAACTTTAGTTGATGCGCTGTTGATTTATTTTCTATTGCAAGATTATGATTATCTATATTAGTTTCGTTTTGTTCCATTAATAATAACGCCTCCTCAATTAAAGCCTGATTGCTTGCTATTGCCCCATCAAATTGATGAGTAGTTTGGTCTGATATTGAATTATAATAATCACTTACATCGCTATTAAAAGACCTTATTAGGTCTATATCCCTTTCTCCCTGCTCAGGGTCTATCCAAACGTGCATATCTTCATCATAATACTCACTTCTTTGATATCTTAATGCTTCCCTCAAATTATCATCTGCTTGTAGTAATTCGCCTGTATATCTTTTAAGCTGCTTTAAGTTTTCAGAATTTTCTATTTTTTCTCTAACCTTTATTCTATCAAAAAAATCTTTTTGAGATTTACCTAATCCAGAATATAGTTCATCATATATGCCTAATATTATATTCTTTTGTTGTCCATGTGCCTCATCAAATTCTAATCTAGCTGCATCTTCATCCTGCATCCTTTTTATATCTTCCATTAATTGCTCATTCTCCTTTTTCTTTTGAGCTATTAATTCTTTTGATGCTTTTATACTTTCTTGATTTCCTTTAGTGTCTGTTGATTTTAAATTGTTTAAATGTTCTTGTGCGTCTGCATACGCTTGTGCTGCTGATTCTAATTGACCTTTTAAACTCAAATCCTCCTTTTCTACTTGAACATTTTTAGTCATTTCTTTTCTAATATCCTCATACGCTTTTCTTTCAGCTTCTAATTCATTAGCTACCTTTTCTGCTCTTTCTTTTTGTTGAGCTGCTCTCTCTTGTTCTAATGAATTTAAGTTTGTTAATTGCTCAGACCTTTGGCTTGTAAGTCTTTCATCTATTTCAGCTAATTTTGTTTTAGCCTCAATTACTCCCACTTGTAAATCAATATTATCTCTATCCAAACGCAACTCCATTTCAGCTAATCTTAACGCCTCCTCTGCCATGTGCCTTTCTGCTTCCCCTTGTTCAGCTAATACTCTACCTAGTTCTTCGTTGGCTTCTATTCTTTCAGCTATTGACCTTGATGTATCATCCCTTAACTGTCTTTGTAATTCAGCTTCTCTTTGATACTCTAATTGTGTAAGGGCTAATTCTGCGTTCATTAGCTTTACTTCATTCCTTAACGACACAACTTCTCCTGCCATATTAGACATAGAATCCCCTGCATCATTAGTAACACCAATAAGACTCCCAAGCCAACTAATAGCACTATTAAACATGTCTATCAAGCCCTCTAAAATACCTGCTACAAACCCTATAACATCTCCTAACGTATCAAATATTGGCTTTAATTTTATCATTATTCTACCAAAGGTATCTGCTGATTTTTGATTCTGTGAAAACATCCCTGTAAGACTTGCTAATAAACTTACAAATAACCCTATCCCTGCTGTCTTTAAAGCTTTACCTACATAGTTAAACCCATTACCCATTATCTTCAATCCTCCTGATGCAACTTTTCCGCTTTTCCCAACACCACTTAATCCCTTGCTCAAATTGTTCACATCTTTTTCAGCTTTTTTTGTATCTGCTTTAAAAAATAATACTAATTCTTTCATTCCTAATGCCATAGTCTAAATGTTTTTTTTAGTTGTCTTTTAAATTGTTTTTTTACCTTTTCTACATCTTTAGTATATTCCTCTTGACCATATACAAAGTGTAATTCTTCATCCTCTAAATCTATTTTAGTTACAATGCTTAATGATAGAGGTATCATAGTCGCTAATTTTTTTATATCTAATTCCATAATAAAAATCCAAAGTCTTGATAAAGTATGCCTGAACTATTTTGGAAAATAGCAATTTCTCCTATAGGTTTTCCATTTGGGGCTATACCTGTAATTAATAATTTTACTTTTGCCAGCCAGTTTGTTGTATTATTGCCTGAATGTGTAATAGTTAATTTTAAGCTATTGTCTGAACCAAAAGTAGATATATCTACTGTAGGCTCAGGGAAGTCATTATCTCTTTGTTCCTTATCTTTGTACTGACTTGTTGAGCCTGCGTGTGTTTTTTCGTTACTTGCTGGGCTTTTTAATACACTATAATACTCAAAGAATCCTACCTTGCCTGTATTCCCCCCTGTTCCTCCTACTATATTTCCAGTTAGTTCTACATTTATATAAGCCATAGTATCAGGGGGCAAATTTATTATTCTATCATTTACATTTTGTTGCCTTAAATTACCTGCTGTAGAACCTTGTGTAATACACTCTAAATAAAATGTAGATTCTTGAGCTGGCAGGTTTGCATTTCTTCTTATTACTTTAGTATCACTATCTTGAATAGGTAGCATTGGCAAGGCTACAGGGGGGCTAATTGGTATATCTTCTCCACCTGCTGGAGTTCCACCTCCACCACCTGCTCCTCCACCATTAAGACCACCAGCATTTCCTCCTGCTGCCATCATTCCCCAGTAACAAACTCCTAATCCTAAATCTGAATTAGTCTCCTCATACCAATACCACTGACCAGCATCTTTACAGCATTCAAAAGTAGTACTATATCCTACATTACCAGTATTAATATTAGTAAAAAGAATCTGACCTGAATCTGTCCAAGCGTATTGAACATATTGGCAATCATAATTTAATTTAGATATGGCTTTTATTAGCTTGACTTTTGTTGTTTCATTTCCTCCTACTACATAGCTGTCCACACTAAGAACTCGCCATAATGTATTTTTAATATATACAGGATTTTTAAATGAAAAATTAGCAATATCATCTTCATTTAAATGTATATTACATTCCATTATCCTAGCCTCATCACTATATATTTCATTTATATAACTCGCCCAGTAATCATTATAAAAACCATGAATACTTTGCGTGTCGCCAAATATATTAAAAGTATAGCCAGTAAGAAATTGAGGATTATAATATTCCCAATGCAGGATTTTAGTCGCTGAATTTATTCCACCTCCTATCGTACTTAAATTATATTGAGTACATAAAGGAAATTTATTATTTACATTTAAAGCCTCAGTATCTCCTAGCATGGTATATACTCCTGATATTATATTAAATTCCCAATCATTCCCCCATTGGTCGTTCATATCAGTCAAAGTAATAGGCGTTCCACTATAATAGAATAACATAGGCTTTCCATCTGTAATAGGATGTTTATTTCCATTATCATCTACTTCAAAATTATAAGCTATAGCCACTTGATTATTAGGCGACATCCCTTGCATATTATAAGACCAGTGACCAATTCCTTGAGCAATAAAAGGGGCGTATATACTATGGTTTTTAAAATTACCTTTTGCAAAATCATTATTATTTATTTGTTCGACACTACCATAAACTCTTTCCCATTTATCAATATAACTTTTATTTAATATATCTTGATTTTCTAAATCAGAAAATAGTAGTGTGTTTTTTTGCATTTCATTAGTTGACTTAATTATTTGCTCTTTAGAGATATCTAATTTATCAGTCCAATATTGAGTTTCTCCACCAGCAATATAATCCTGATATGGTTCTATAATTAAGTTTTTAGCATTACTAGGATTGCTCGTTACAATTAAATTATATCTTGAGCATAAATCTTTTACAAAATCCCCCTGAGTAATATCAGGCATATTTTCTGTCATTATAACTTCTCCATTAATTCCTCCATTATTAAAAAGCCCTTCTCCTAGATTTATAGTTTGTATAGAGCCTGCTGAATATCCTGCTATAAATAAGCCATTTCCTAAATTACCTGATGCAAATACAGGGGCTATAGATACCTGCATAAAAGGAGCGTAATTAATGAAATTAAGAATACTAAGTGTTTGAGTAAATTGAACCTCTACGCCATTTCCTGGATTTACATTTACAGTTTGAGTTGTAAACGACATCCCATAGTTAAAGTTCCATGATTGAGTAACATTATAACTTTGTATTGTAGTTCCTGCAACAGTTGTAGGGGCTAGGTATAACGTAAAATTAACTTGTATTACCATTTCCCCAAAAGGAGCTTCATCGCCTGAATCAGGGTCATAAGGAATGTATAAAGTGGGTACTGTTTCTCCTAAAAAATTTACAGGATTTAATATTCCATTAGTATCAGATTCTATTATATCAAACTCTATAGGCTCTAAATATAAATTATACAGATAGCCTGTAGATGCTTGATTATATCCAAAATATTCATTTACTATATTAGTTGTAGATGCACTAAATCCCTGATATACCTTTACTCTAGTCCTTTCATATTGAGGGGCTAATGTCATAAATTGCCTACCAAAGAAAGTGTCTATATCTTGTGCGTTATTATTCAACCCTAGAAATGTACTTGTAATACTATATCCAGCCCTTGCTGCTATTATCTTTAAAAGCCTTTGTATTCTTATGGCAGGTTTTAAATTACTTGCTGTAATTAAGCCATAGTAATTAGTGTTACCTTGCCAGGTACTATTAACCCCTACTTCATTATTAGGATTATTAGGGTCTAGATAATCAGGATTCCAAAACATACTGTCGCACAATGGAAGTTGTGTATGTCCATAATCTATAATAGGATATAATATATCGTTTTCCGTTGTTTCTAGCATTGTAGTTACGCCTGTAGTCCAACTAGCCTCTACATTAGCTAAGGTTAATCTGTGGTCTAATTGCCTATCTACTGTTCCATCATCACGTATAAAGGCTTCTCTTAATTTTTTGCCTTTTATATCGGCAAAGAAATTAGCAGTATCTCCAAACACCACAACCTCATATAATCTTGAATTTAAATATATTGATTTAAGCTGTATATAGCCCTCTAATTGTGGAACGCTATCTACTAAAATTACAGCCTTAAATTTTTTTCTAGTATTATATATTAAAGTATCTAAATTAACATCAAACCAATTTTCAAAGAAGTTATTATTTGAATCAGTAAAAGGTATTTTAATAGTTTGACTAAAATTAGACCTCCTTTGGTCAGGCTCTTTAATATCCAACCAATTTAGATTTAGTCTTATATTGGGAGCTTTTTGTAAGTCTAAATCATAAGGATTTTCAGGCAAATTAAATAGCATAGCATTATCAGGAATTGCTGTTGTAACACTATATAAAGTAACAGTAGAAGCCCCATCTACTGACTTTATCACTCCATATACCACACCTGCATTATCTGTTAATGTATCGCCTGCTACTAATCTATCTACAGCAGAATATCCATCTGTTGTAATTACTGTTTCTGAATCTGATACAGGATATGTTGAGCCTGGATTATTAATTACGACTAATGTGTCTGTCAAAGTTGGTCTATATACTACTAATCTTGTGTTCATTAACTATTGGTTCTTATTGTATTAGCATACTCTAAATCAAGAGAATATTGAATTTTTACTCTATCATTAACGCTGCTTTTTTTTATGTAACTTTTATTCTTTAATATAACAGGATATACTATATTATTATCCCCTAATATTTGCACGTTAGTAGATGTAAATAGTTCCTCTAACCAACTAGCCTCATCATCATTAAGCCAATCGCTATTTACTTTTAATTTTCTAGTAGCTTGACTAAATAAAGTATTTCTCCCTCTATCCCAATTATCATATCCAAATGTAAGCTCATTCCAAGTACCTGGAGTTTTAGCACTTTCAGATTTTCTAATATCTACACTCTCTACTGATTTACCTCTAAAATTCATATAATCCCAAGCCCCTAGTCTATTCACCCAAGCTAGTCTAACATTATCATATCTAGTACAAGATTGATGTCTGTCATCTACACTTGCCCCACTACCATATCTATAGAAATAGTATATAGCTGTTTTAACGGCTGCTCCCCCTGCTGATTTTCCTTGTATAGTATAATACGCCCAATTAGTATTATTGCTTGGTCTTTGTAGATTAGTTCCACCATCATTAAAATTCTCTAAATTTCTAGTTCCACAACCAAAGTATAATAGACTGTTTTTCATATCATCAGCAACAGCCTTGCCACCTACAGAGGTAGTAGAATCAATATCAACATCATTTATAAGCGAACCAGCATTAGTATAAAATCTTATTCGTATGCTAGTACACGCATCGGTAATCACTAATCCTCTATTTACAAAGGCTACTGTCAATTCATCAACATTATCTGCTGATGCATCTCCACCTCTAACAAATTGTACAAACGGAGCATTACTTAAAAATCTTGAATTATTATCATCGGGTAGATTTGGCGTTAATGGATAATTAACACCATCTTTATCTAATCCCCCTTCATTTGCTCCTATTTTAGTAAAAGGCGTTGTCGCAGGAATACTATGTATTATTTCATTGTCTAGGTTTAATGTTTCTTCAGGGCTTGAATTAGCATCGGCTGCCTTTTCATATCCACCTACTATTTTTACGCCTATAAATTGACTTGTGTTTTGTGAATAGGCATTACTGGTATCAGTTATTCCTATTGAATGAATACTACCATCTATTGATTCTTGGTCACCTACATTCTTTTCTTGTGTTTTTAAATATGTTGTAATTATTTTTGATACATCTACTATGCCTACATCATTAGCATTCTTATATAATTTTATTTTAGCTTTTTGTACCCAAGTAGAATTATCTGTTGTGCTTATATATACTTGAGCTATATATCTAAATTTAGCTGCATTAATTATAGACCCTGTTGTTTCTTTTAATATAAATACCATTGGGCTATTTGATGCTGCTAATAAACTGGGTTTTTGTGTTATTGAATATGCCATATTATTCTATCGTTATTTTGTTAGGAAGTTTGTTTATTAATTTACCAAAGTCTAATCTAAATGCTTCTACAAGGTCATTAGGTAGCGTTTTAAGGGCTTTCTCTACTGGCTTAGAGTAAAACATGGTTCTTTCTAATCCTCGCCTTTTAATGGAATATCCTATTGCAAAGGCTGCTCCTAGTTGATTTCCATCTTTTAGGCTTATAGGCTTATTTCCAATCCAGCCCTGAATAGCATTTACTAGCTTTCCTTTTGGATTAGTGTACTTAAAACTAAAAGGGCTTCCTGTAGTATTCCTTAATGTTTTTCTTTCTACATTTTCGCTAGCATCAGCATATCCCTTTCCTTTTACTCCCTGGTCAACAAATCGCCAGTAATTATCAGCCTTGCCAAATCCAAAGCCTAGTGTAATAGAACTTTGGTCTGTTTTCATTGTATAGTGATACTCATTAAATAAAGTATTTGTTTTAGTTCTTTTTTTATCTTTATTTAATATAGCCCTCCCCTCTTTAATTATATTAGAAGCAAAAGTAGTCATAGATTTTTCTAAGTTCTTAGCCTCTCCTTTTATAAATTTGCCATCTGGTCCTCTTAATTTAAATACTACTGCCATTATGAATTTGGGTCATTGTCTGATGGCTCTATAGGAGCTACGCAGAGATTATTGGTATTATTTACTTGTATTGACATACTAGCTGACCATCCTGTTAATATATTAGCAAATCTAGCTGTGAAAGGTTCTGTACTTATTGGCAAGTCTAGAACAGCCTCATTAGGCACATAGCTTAATTTCTTACCACTATCTCCTCCTGATGTTTGTAAAGCTAAGTTCTGCCTGAATTCAGCTATTATATCTTGTGTTATTTGTAATGTATTTGTCCATACTTCATTTCTATTAGTCAAATCTTCTTTAAGTGTATCTAAAATAAATATAGTAAATGAGTATGTTAATACTCCCATGTCAATAGTAGCTGTTCCAGGCTCACAATAAAGTATCGGAAAGTCTGATTTATCAAGTTTATTTACATCCACCTCATCTAAAAAGCCTGAATGGAAAGAATTAATTAAATAGTGATTAGTAGCTATATCACTAAAATCATCTATTACGTTTTTGAAAGTTATCATATTTATTTTTTGTTGTACTTGTTTTATCTTGTTGATAACATAAATAGGTCAATACTAAATAAAACTCTAATTCTGTTATCTTTGTTACATTGAGAATATTCTCATTTGCCAATGAAAAGATTACGTTATACCATCCCCATTTACTCCCTAAACTTCTTTCTTCAGCTTCTCCATCTCCTTTTTCAAATATTTGTGCAAAGAGTTTTGTAGTTTTTTTCCTAAAAGAAAAAAAAAACTCAATGCAGACATCGAGGGAAGTATTGGAAAGTCTAAAAACTCATCCTGTACTTCTTTACTTGGCACATAAGGTTCAATACTATATCTCCTATTTGTTTTTTTAACTATTGGTCTATATAATATGCTCATTATCTTATGTAAATTATCCTCAGCATTTTTACAATGTTCCTCTATATCAATATATTCCCCCATTGTTATCTCGCTTAGGTTAGGAATAAAGCCATACTCCTTTCCTTTCCATTCTACTTTCTTTACTAGCTCTTTAGTATCAGGCATTTCTTTTTCTAAGAATTTTAGACTTTTTAATACCTTATTAATACTTTTAATTTCCATGTTTTGAACTATGTCTTTTTCCAACCCACATATCACACTCAAAACAGCTAAATTAAATTCTTCTTCTTTAAGTTTTCTATCCCTTACTTTTTTAAATTGTAAGTACATATTAATTGAAATCCCATTCCAGTCCTTTGGAATACTAACCTTTCTACTTTCTCTACTCATTTTAATAGTATATATAATTTGTTAATAATCGTTTATAAAATATAGTATTTGCCACTATGGTTTGTCATTAGCTTATTTAAAGCAACATATCTAACAGCATCAATTAAGTGGTCTTGCTGGTTAGTGGCTGGTTTATTTACTATGTGTCCATTCTTGTCAGTTAGCCATTTGTAATATTTAAACTCATTTAAAGCATTTGTACTGTTCTTAGTTATATGTATCTTAAATCGCCTTAAAATGTCTATACCCATATTTATAGAATCAGCTCCTTTCTTAGCTCCTTTGATATTAAATCCTTGTCTATATAGTTCTTCTATGGATTTAGGCTCTGCTGAATCAGCTATTATTTCTGTTTGTCTTGTAATATTTAATTCTCTTAGCTTTTCTGCTATATCTTGGTTTGTTAATCCTTTACTATATATTAGTTCGTTTATATACAAATCATCATTTAATTTATAAACTTCTGCTATTGCTGTAGGGTCATTACTATATCCAAAGTCCATGCCAATAGCTATTAGACTAGCTTCAGTAGGTACATTATTAGCTATCTCAAATTGTCTAAAGATAGTTTCGGTTGGTTGAGCCATATCGCCTAATCCGTAAATTTTCCAATAGTTACTATCTAAATCCCTTAACCTTTCTATTTCTTTTATTGTTTCATCAGGTAAAAAAGGATTGTCTAAATATGTTGATTTAATAAAAGTACAATCTTCTCTATTCATTACATTATCATAAATCCAACTATAAGGGTCTGAGGGATTAAAGTCTAAATATATATTTTCCGTAGTCCTTAAACTGAGTTGAATCCAATCCTCAAAACTAAATTCATTTGCCTCATTAAGCCATAGTATATTTCTTTTTCGCCCTCTTATCTTTTGTGGCATATCAACTGATATGAATTCTATTTCATTGTTATTTAATTTGTATGTAAGTTCAGACTTATTATGTTTGTTGGGATTATAAAGGTTATGCTCCTCTAATATATTAAAGAAATCTTTATAGGCTGTACCCTTTAAAGCAGGCAAGGTTTTTCTACATATTGTATACACCTTTCCTTGCTCCTGTAATGCTTTAAGGATTATTAACTGTGCTAAAGAATAAGTCTTACTGCTTCTAGTTCCACCTTGATTAACTACTATTCTAGTATTAGCATTAAGATTTTTCTGTAGGACTATTGTTCCCTTTAGGTTTAATGATTTCAATTTCTATCTTTTTAATTTCTTCATCATTAGAAGTTAAATTTATATTCTGCTGTTGTATATATCCTCTCTTGTGTCCTTTATGTTGTAAGTAAAATATAATACTTCTTTCCTTTTCTTTTTGTATGTTCTTAAATAATTGACTTTCTACAAAGTCTAATTTTACATTGTCTATCTCATCTACTTTCTTTCTAAAGTCCTCATCTTCTTTATACCATTTATAAAAACTTGACCTACTTATATTTGCTTTATTACAAGCTGTAGATACTATTCCTAATGAGTTCTCTAAACTCTCTATTAACATTTTTTTCTTTATGTGTTCTTTTTTGCTCATTTTATTAAATTTATTTTATAA